TTTCTTGGCATATAAACCGCTATCGTCACGATCAAATTCAAAAACTCCTGAAGGAATAGACTGACGAGTGGTTCCCGCTGGTCTAAATATATCATTGGCACCAACTTGCCATTGTTTGAATTCAAAACTTCCTTCACTTCCAGACTCTTCTTCATCATCCCACGGATCGCGAGATTTTGCGGTTTGACCACGATTCGCACTGTCAGCACCGCTTGATTCTTTATCTAATGCGTCATTCAACAAATCGTCGTCGCTTTTCATTTTGATTGTCATTATTTTCCTCTGAGAGCTATTTTGTGTATTATATGTTGAATCTAAACCACCAGACCAGAGACATTGTTTTATCATAAGCTTACATCTTCCATTCCGGCTGTTCTAAGCCTTACTACGTGTCCAATCATAAAGTTCTTTGATTCCAAACCTTTCATAATTCCAAGATATTTATTACGCAATAAAGCCACTTCATTGATAAGCATTTCAAACTCTACAACCTCTTCCTCACCATCCACATATTTCTCGGCATCTCGGCTAGTCAATACTCTGTTATATCCTTCCAAATATATTTGAAAATGCTTGCGTCGAATCTTTCGTAATCGTAGATTTAGAAAGTTTAGGACTGCTTCTACTTCTTCTAACTGGTTAAATCTGTTTTCGGTGATTCCTGGTAGGTCTGCGAGATTCTTCTCCACATTACCCTTGATATAAATCTCTTTTTTAGCGAGAGCCAGTTCTTGTTCATAATGATCTATGAAATTAGGTATTTCGTCAAGGGATGCCACTATGCGATTATACCACATTATTCGTCTTCTTCCCTATATTTGTCTGAGTTTTCTTCGTCCAAATTCGCAAAATATGCGTCGGACAAATCGGCACCGTCAAGATCGGAAATTGCTTCCTGTTCCTCTTTGCTTAAAACACTTCCAAGATAGCTGAAAAGATGTTCGGCGGCGGTGGCGCGATCACGATGTGGAATATACTCCACGAGAAGTTGCCAACATTCAGTAATAACTTCTGGTGTATCTTTTTGCATTTTAGTTTCCTTATAATTACCGTCTATTTAGGTGTATACAATCATTATAGATCAACAGCCAAAACAAGTCAATAGAATAAATACTGTATAATGAAGATTCTTGAGTTGTTCAAACCTCGCGATCAAGCAATCACTCCTGAAGAGGAAAAGGCCGCTTCGACTGCTATTGGAAAATTTGGTTACCCTGCGCTTTATGCCGACAAGGATATGATGCAAGAACAGTTCGAAAAACTGGGTTGGAAAGTATTAGGAAGTGGCGTTTTTAGTATGGTTTTAGTAAATCCATCCAAAAAATACGTTCTGAAGGTTAATATTCAACCCGACCCTGGTTATCAAAAATATGTTGATTTGATTCTGAAACACCCAAATAAGTATTTCCCTCAAATAAGTGATATGAAACTTTTAAATATTCAAGATAGCAAATACTATGTATATTTGATTGAAAAATTGAAACCGTATAGAGAAGACGAAGACCCCTATGGACTAAGTAGCGATCTAAAAAGAGTAATCAGGCAATACCATACTCCAATAAATGAGATATTTCCAGATGGTGTTCCAGATATTATTGTTGATAATCAAGAGTTGATAACGGCCTTGAAATGGATTCGCGTTTATTCTCGTAAATATGGTTATATCATTGACATCCATAGTGGTAATATTATGAAACGAGAGAGTGGAGCATTAGTAATCACTGATCCTTATTCTTTTCCAAAGATGGCTTATAATGGGTATGGTTCTCGCTCCGGGCAACAATCATTCAATTTTAAGGATAAGTCTACAAAAAATACTAATAGCAGACCTCCAAATTTTCCAGGAAGCTAAATGAAAATATTTGAATTTGACTATGAACTCGACGTGCCTCACATAACTCCAGAAGAAGAGGAAGCCACATCTGACTGGGTTAACAATACATCTCGGTTTTTTGATGATCGTGTCATACTAGAAGATAATCTAAGATCACTTGGCTGGTATGAAATTGGTTTTGGTGCATTCAGCATAGTTTTTGCAAACAGTAAAAAATCATCTTATGTTCTAAAGTTAAACAAACAACCCGATCCTGGGTACGAACAATATGTAAATTTGATTCATGAGCATCCAAATAAGTATTACCCACAAATCAGTGATAAGAAACTTTTAAAAGCTGGTGAGCAAAATTTTTACGTTTATCTCATTGAGAAATTGCAACACATTTCTTATAGGACTAGCAGGGATTGGTCTGAAGCATTAGAAACCATTATTGCTAATTATTCTCAACCAATTTCTGAATTATTTCCAGACGGTGTTCCAGAGTTTATTCGGAATAATAATGAGTTGATGGAAGCTCTAAAATGGCTTCGTATTTATTCTCGTAAATTCGGTTTCAACATTGACATACACGATGAAAATATTATGCAACGTGCTAATGGAGATTTGGTTATCACCGATCCATATTCAATGTTCCATACATTCAATCTATCACATACGGGTAAGTAATATGAAAATATTTGAATTAAGAGAGCCAAAAATTAGTAAGTCCGAAGAAACAGTGGCAAAAAACTACCTCCGAAAAGGCAGTATGACATATGTTGATGACTCAGAATTTGGTGAAGATGAAGAGGAATTGATTAACAAACTCAGCAAGTTAGGTTGGCAGAGGTTAGGTCACGGAAATTTTAGTTATGTATTTAGTAATCCTAGAAAATCGTATGTATTAAAATTAGCAATGGTTTCTGATCCTGGATATGCAGAGTATGTCAAATTGATCAAGGCACATCCAAACAAGTATTTTCCGCATTTAAGTGATTTGAAAACTTTGAAAAGTGGCGGTGAAACGTTCGGAATGTATCTCATTGAAAAACTAGTTGAAATGGAAGCTCCTTGGGGTGAGATATACAGTAAAATTTTAAGAACAATGATTGGTGGTGCTGGTGCGCTTACAATTCAGAATATATCGGCACCATCTAATTATACACAAGCAAATTGGCAGAGTATTCTTGAGAAAGTACTTTCCAATGATGAATTTGTCACAGCAATTAAGCTTGTGGCATCTTGGGCTAAGAAATCAAAGTTTAAAATTGATATGCACGCTGGTAATATAATGCAACGAAAAGATGGAACGGCTGTAATTACTGATCCTTATTCTTTTATAGAGAGTAGTGAAAAACAGGATTACGGTGGTTGGGATGACGATGGTTGGTAAAAATGAAACTTATTGAGTTCAACAAACCGAAACTAAGTGATTACGCATCAGAGTACCTTGCTGATCGTGATAATACATATGGTTCAGATAGTTCGTATGATTATACATATGATAAAAAGTTTGAACACAAAATGGCTGAACTTGGTTGGAAGTTTTTAGACAATGGCAAATTTGCTTCCGTATTCTTCAATCCAAAGAAAAACTATGTTGTCAAACTAACCTTTAGAGAAGATACAGGATATGCTCGATATGTCCGTGTTTTACAGGGTAATCCAAATCCTCACTTTCCAAAAATTAGCGCTGTTAAAACTTTGACATTTGGTGAAACTAATTACTATATTTATCTCATTGAGAGACTATATCCAATTTCAAATAAAGATCGTCGAGAATATTATCGAGATTCATTTCAATCAATACTAAATTTCCCAAAAAAATCATTGAAAGAAATATTCAGACAACACTATGATTCACCAATACCTGATATTTTAGCGGAAAATCCAAAGCTGGTACAAGCCTTACGAATAATTGGAAACAATGTTGAGAACGGCTGGTTGGATTTGCACGCTGATAATTTTATGAAACGCAAAGATGGAACGATTGTACTTACCGATCCTTATTCTGAGTAATATTATGAGACTATACGAATTTGATGACACTCCGATGATTGATAAAGATGTTGAGGATGCTGCGTTTAATTATTTCCCACAACGCAATATAGCTCACAAAACAAAAAACCCTGTAGAAATGTCAACTCAAGATACGGAATTACGAGCTAAATTAAGCAAACTGGGTTGGCATTATTTGAATGATGGGCATTTCAGTGCAGTATTTACCAACGATAAAAAACCATTTGTATTAAAAATAAATAAATCACCAGATAAGGGTTTTGAACATTACGCTACTTTAATTAAAGACTTTGACAATGTTCATTTTCCAAAAATTGGCGATATGAAAGTTATGAATATCAATGGCAGAAAATTTTACATATATTTGATTGAAAAATTATCCGCACTCGGACGCGATAATGGAATTGATACATCTACTTTCTTTAGAATAATTCAATATCCGACTAGGTCACTAGAAGAATTATATCCCTTTGGTGCTCCAGTTCCTTATTATCTAAAAAATGACCCATCATTAGTGGACGCTTTGCGACTTGTCGGTAAGTACATGGAAGGTTTTTTAAATGATATGGGTAGAAGTAATGTAATGCAACGATCAGACGGAACAATAGTTATAACTGATCCTTATGCAGTATTCAGTTATGGGGATACTAATCGTGAGCCTGAGTAATTGGAGGAGTCCAATTTCTGTTAACCAATACAGGCACATCCTCCCCATCAATCTCAACTTGATCTGGAAACTCGGCAAGAGTTTCACCAGTCACATGAAGATGAAACGCTCCTTCGTTGCTTTCAGCATTTAGGCGCGTGACCCCAAGTGCATATGCTCCTGTATAATTCTGTAATATCTTGTGATGAATTTCAGGAATTGAGATGTGTGATTCTAATTGCATCAGGGTCATATTATTCATCCTCTAAAAGTTGAGGATTTGTTAAGTTTGGTCTGACTTGTTCAGTGTTATATTCACTCATAATCAAATCAAGTATTCCGTCTTCGTTTTTGAGATATTTCTTACGAAATGCTTTATGAACCTTACCAGCATTATCAGTATAGCAATAACTATTTCCTTCCTTGGTTAGTAACCCTTGTTCTTCAAATAATTCAAACAATCCTGAATATGGTAACATACCTTGATCATAAGGTATAACAACTTCTGTTGTGGTAAACGGTTGATTATAACGAGTCTTCATAATCTTACAGCCAGAACGAATACCCAAAACCTTTGTACCTTTTACACCGTCTTCATCTTCTTTCAGTTTCAATGGTTTCATAGCAACAACGATTGAGGCCGCGAAAATGAATCCAGAACCACCACTGACGATATCATCAGGGCTGTAAGGGTCTTGGCTTGCATAGGTATGATTAGTTGCAACTAAACCGATATCAAGATCGGCAAACTGATTGAGGACATTCTTTACTAATGCTTTTAACTGCTTGGGTTTGATGCCCATATCACCCTTCATATCGCCCTTTTCAAATTGTGCTACGTCTGACGGTGATAGAAGCATTCCAAGACTGTCAATTACAAACAATATTTTTGGTCTAGTTTCTGGGTCATCTTCGCGATAACTCTTGATAAAATCACTCAATAACTTGCCAACATCATTGATCATGGATAAACTTAGTTTGAGTAATTTGTCTTCACTTGTATCAACACCGAAAGCCTGGAGCCACGGTTCATCCAAAGCGTTTTCAGTATCTACAAGAATGACATAGATTCCCATATCTTGCGCGTGCTTAATAATATTGCCACTTACTACCAAACTCTTTCCACTGGCTGGTTGACCAGCAAATACGGTTACTTTTCCAAGGGGAATTCCTGCCTCAAATTTCCCTGATATCAAATAGTTTAAAGCAAAGTTCCCAGTACTAATCCAAGTCTTTGGATCGTGGAATCCCACTGAAATACCTTCAATTGATTTCGTGATACCGCGTCGGAACTTACTTAAATCAAATGGTTTTCCCATGCTATCCTCTTTTTTCGGTTGGCATTATTCTTTTTAATGCTTCTATAATTTCAGCTACTAAATCAACATGATGTAATTTTTTGGCTCTTTTTATGGCTGAGTGATCAACTGTTGATGTTAACGATTTTCCAGATATTTTATCTGTGACTATAACTTGCTACTAATTTTTCTCTATTGACCACACAAATCAATGCATTTGCAGCATTACAGGCGGCTTGAGAGAAACGCAATGCATCCTCTGATTTTTCAGCTTTTACTGCTTTAGTGATTAATTGTTCAACTTCTGTCTTTTTATCATTCATTGGGTTTTATCTCCAAATTCAAATATACCCGCTATGGAACATATGCAGTGATGCGGGTGTTATCACTGCATATGAGCATTTGTAAATTATGCTGTTTTTACTGCTTCTTTTGCTGGCTTGTTACTGCGTTCCCTAATCTTCTTAAGGATTTCGGCTGCGTCGATTTTTGGAGCGACTACGGCTTCAACTGAAGCAGTTTCAACATGCGAAACTGGTTCATCGGCTGGAGTCTCTGTTGCCACTGACTTTGTTTCTGTCTTGGCTTCTTCAGTCTTATCACTCTTCAAACCTGCTGGGCGATAGAAGTTACCCCACTTTTCATTATCGTAAGCTTCACCATCAACAGAGGCTTCAAACATCTCACGAATAATCTTGAGGTCTTCTGCCGTTGGCTTCTTACCAAGGAATCCACTAAGATCACTCAAACCAAACTTTTCAATTGCGTCAAGTTCGACCTGAGTTAGAGGACTTTCGTTACGAGTGTACTTGCTTGTGCCATAATCCGCATACAAACCATCTTGTGTTTTGCTAACGCGGAAATCGCTTCCCTTTTCATAATCAGAAGGAATGTTGATCATATCTGCATCCATCAAACCAGCCTTTACCAAATTGAACAATTGCTTGTTCAAACTAAAACGGCGAATTGGATTCTCTGGTGCTTTATCGTCTGCAACTGCGTTTTCACGAACAAATCCCTGCATAATATAGGAAGGTTTCTTCCAATATTTGTTTGCTTTTTCCTTGAGGGTTTCGTCCTTGTACCATACGCGAATTTCACTAAGGATAGGGCATCCTTGAGGATATTCTTCACGTCCAAACATTTCAACACAAGGTACGCTGACAGTGATTGGTTTTGCGTCACCGTTTTTGATGCCATTATAAGGAAGTTTGATTTGTAGTTTTTCTACCCAAAAATAGGTATTGTTTTGGTTGCCATCTGGAAGAAAGCGAAGAGTAGACGTTGAGCCTGTCTTGGCATTCCAGAAAGGATAAAATGCATTATCATAATTTGTTGTTTTGTTTTGCTCGGCTTGAGCCAGTCGCGCCCTTATTGCAGCGAGGGTTGAAATTGTTCCCATGATAGTTCTCCTTATGTCCATGTTACCATAATATTTGTTACATTCCATGTTGCTATATAATTACTATAGCACTTCTATTTATCATTTACAATATATTTCTTTGGTTTATTTTGTATAGATTTTAAAAATATTTTTAAGGACAATTCTATTTGTTTTTCGGTATATGGAATAATCAGTAACGGGATTTTTTCTCTATCACAATAATTCATTTTAATTCCCAGGTTTGTTTCCGCGTCCACCAGAATTTTCTGGATTTGGTCGTGGTGCCTTTGCCAAATCAGCCAATCTTATAATTTCTTTATTGTCATCATCCACATCTTTTTCTGGAGAACTCAATAAGGTGAATGGAGAAATTTTACCATTAGTAGTGGCGTGATCCTCAATCTCTTTATTGGTATGAAACTTTGATCCCAAAGCTTTCTGAACAAAAGATAATGGACTTCCATATGAATTCGATGCTGGAACATCGGCTTCGGAAACAAACGAACTTTGATATTCTTTGAGAAGATCAGCGATGATGCCAGTATCTTCTGT